TATTGACCAATGCTCCATTTGATGCACCTACCCATTTAGATTCATAGTTTTGTGCAAATGAAACCATTGTCATATCACGTTTCTTTTGAAAAATCTGACTTTTTGTACTACCTCTTCCATACCAACATGGAAGCCAAAAGCTAGAACCTAATATAATTTTACCACTTAAATTAATCATGTCCTTTGACATATCAACAGATCGTTGGTATTCATCAGAACCTTTGAATCCAGCAGTAGTAAAGAAATTTATTTGCTGATTTAATTCCTCTGGGTCAGTAATAGAATATTTACCAACACACACACGAGGAACTTCAACAATAGGAAGAAGTGCATCCAAGAATGTATCATTGTCAATAAGAGCAGATTCTTCCATATTCATTCGCTTACGTCTTTGTCCCTTGCTTGATTGTGCATTAGCCAGATTATCCAATCTTGCACCAGACTTAAATACTATCAAGGCATCACCTTTTGCAAAATTAGCTTTTTCTATTTCGTTTTTCAACATAGGATAAAAACGAATAATTTCATTATATTTATCTTTCAGTAAGTCCGCCGCATTTTCCTTGGTTTGAGCCGAAAGGGATATTGAAATTTCCGAAAAAAATACACAAACGAGCATAGATGCAAGAACTTCATCAAAAGTCTTTCCGTATCCTCTTGGAAACACCCCATAAAAAGAAGTAAAACGCAACATAACTCTTAAATAAATGCGTTGATCTAAATGTAGATTAAGTCCACCCTTTTGCGGTTTTATCATATCTAAAAAGAGGTCAGGATACCAACGTGCGAAACTACAAAAATATTCCCAATTATCCACATTAAAAGAACTATTATTCATCGTTGGTCATCCACCTCCAATCTATTCGCTATCATCAAATTCTTTTGGAACTGTAATGAATTTTTCTATAGTATCTCGATTACTTTCAGTTGTATCATTGGTAAATATTCCATAAGGATCTCCATAAGTATCGACATATTCTTTTTTCTTTTTATCGTAAAATTCATAAATATCTTTATATTCTACTTCTGGCATATTGTTTAGATTACGTTCATAATTTATATAACACCAAATAATAAAATCTGCGGCATCTTTTGGTTGATACTTAAATTCTGGGAAAATTTTAATTCGTTCCTTTGCTCCTTCAACGGCAGTAAATATATCACTAAAGTTTACAATACCACCTTGTAAATCTTCTTTTGAAAGCTGTTTTGCAGTCAATTTACCTTGCTCCGCTGCATTCTGAGCAGCCATGTACCATTTTGAGGCTTCCACTACATCACCTTTTACAGTAGCCATCTCTTCTTTGACTTTAAAACGCACATATGTAACAAGAGCTTCTTTATGAATACTTGTCTGAATAACATAAGTTTGACTCATTTCTTTATATTTTTTAACCATCTTTTTATATTCAGAACGAGTATAACCTTCTCCAAACAAATCAACCATATCTTGAGTTACTTCAAAATCATTTTTATCAAGAAAAATTGCTTCGTCATCATCTTTTTTTGTTACCTGTGTTTTTACACCTTTGTCATTTGCACGTTCTTTGTACATGTCCATATCAATATCATCAGCAGAAGCATCAGTATATTTTTTTACAATTCTATCAATTTCTTGACGTGGAGTATTACCATTTACGTGAATGAAATTGTCTTTTTCTGATTCTGCAAAACTTTTATTTTTATTTTGTCTAAGCATTGTATTTTTAAAATACAATCCAACAATATCTTTTCCATGTTTTGCAACTTCATCATCGGTAAAATAGCTATGTTCTCTACGATATTGAGCGTATGCAGATTCTAAATCATCCCAATAAAGAGGTTTATCTAATCTTTGTAGCATAGTTTTTAATTTTGGTTTATTGATACTTCCGTCTTCATTAGTTACATCTTCTTTAACACAAGAAATACAAATTGGAACACATCCATCTTCTTGATATAGTGGAGATGCACTTTTATAAAATCCTGATGAGATAGATTTTTCTTTCCCACAAATAGGACATTTTTTCTTTTTTGCATCTTTTTTTGTTGGCAAAGTTTAAACTCACCTTTCTTTCTAAATAAATTAAGCACTAACTTCCGAAGAAGCAGTGCTTGTTAAATAATCTTTATAATACATCCATTTAAGTTTTGTACCATCAGGTAGTTTACCACAAGTCTTTGTAATTCCCTTACAACATCTACTTATATTAGCCATATGTGCATTTTCGTATTTTCTTGCGGCATCAGACATACTATCAAAGATTTCCAATGTAGTTAAACAAATTACTTTCTTAGAATTATATAAATCTTTTCCAGAACGTTTAATTTTAATTGGTTTACACCATTCAAAATAATTATCGAAATCTTTTTGTGACATATTTTTATATTCATCTAACCAAAAATAATGATTACCATTCGCTGTAATTGCACGTGACCTATGTCCATTTATAGTATAATCACGTTTATTACAACAATCAATTATCCTTTGTGAAAGTATTCCTGTTTTATTTTCAACATCTACTGGACTATCGTATGTTTCTAATGTTTCGTAACAAATAACATTTCTACCAATTGGCAATTTCCCGTCAAACTTATCCAAAATTTCAATTGATTTACCAATCCATTCTTCAAATTGATCTTTGGTGTTATTACCTTGACCATAAATAGAATGGAAACTTGCGTGACAATTTTCGCATAATGTAATTGCATTTGTCTCATCAGTTCTTCCTTCTGTAAACCAATTATATCCATTAAGATGATGAACTTCTAAATTTGTACTAGAGCGTGTCTGAAAAATAAAAATTGCACAAAACGCATGTTTTATTTCCCTTTTTCATGATAAAATAAAGAAAAAGGGGGTGTTCACTATGTTGAGACGATATGAGTTGACTGATGAAGAATGGCTTCGCATTGAACCTTTATTACCTCCTGAAAATACTGGAAAACAAGGACGTCCAAGAAAAGACAATCGTATCATTATGAATGGAATTGTATGGCTTGCACGTAGTGGGGCACCTTGGCGCGATCTTCCTGAACGTTATGGTTCATGGAAAACTGTCTATAGCCGATTCCGAAAATGGATCGATGATGGTATCCTTGATAATATTTTCCGTATTTTAAGTCTTGAAGCAGAATTGGAAGAATTATCCATTGATGCTTCTATTATTCAGGCGCACCAGCATAGTGCCGGTGCAAAAAAAGGGGGCCTTCAAATGAAATCGGGCATAGCCGTGGAGGAGCCAGCACCAAAATCCATGCGGCAGTAGATGCCTATGGATATCCAGTTTATTTAATGATCAGTGAGGGACAGCGTAATGATATCAATTATGCAATCCCTTTGCTCGATCAAATTGAAATAAACGGAAGCAATGTGTTAGCTGACCGAGGATATGACAGTAATAAATTACTTGATTATGTGTACGCCCGCAGTGGAGAGCCAACCATTCCATCCCGAAAGGGAGCTAAATTTGAACGTCATTGTGATTGGTGGTTATACAAAGAACGCCATTTAGTAGAAAAGTATTTTCTGAAATTAAAAGCATTCCGACGAATCGCTACACGTTATGACAAATTAGCTGCAACCTACTTGGTATTTATTTGTATCGCCTCAATATTAATTTGGTTAAAATAAACAATTTAAAATGTTTTTCAGACACGCTCTAGAATGTCCGCAACATTTACACGTATAATGATCTCTTGCTAAAACTCTTTTGACAAAATCCTTATATTCTGGAAAATGTCTACCTGTAATTCTTTCTTTATCTGTTAGATTGGGATTCCATGAAGGATTATTTTCTCCACTATTATAAATAGCCATTGCGCATTTTTGACAATAATATTTACCGTTTTTAAGATGATAATTATATCTTTGATATGGCATATGTAAAACATTAGCACAATTTTCATTATCACATTGAACATCAACTAAATAATTTGTGAATTTTGGAACATCTTCAATTTTAACTATTATTTTAGTATTTCTTTTCACTCTCCAAGTACAACTATTTTTATTATAATATTTTGGAATTTCATATCCCAAATTCGCATAATGCTCTATATTTCTTGAATTTAATGTTACTTCAATTTCTTTTGTTAATAAACCCATAATTCCAATTTCTCGCTTTCCACTCGCAAACATCTTTAGTACAATAGAGTGAGAGAGTAGTGCGAGTATCTACTATGCCAAGGCTCATGACTTCCTTAGTTTCTCACTCTATTAAGATTCAACTACACCCCACCGACAGGACAACAAACGCCAACCGCTTATAGTCAATATTTATTTCTCCATTAAAATAGGAGAGTAGTTATAAAACCACTCTCCGTAAAAATCATAATATGAGTTCACAAAATTAAAAAGATAGTATTTCTGTGAACAAGGTTTTCAAGTGTACCAAGGGATTCTGAGATTTTCTCTTATAATCTAAATTTAGTTGTATAATCTTCCCATAATATTAAAAATCATTTCTGCAAATGTTTAGTAGTTTCTACTAATTTTTCGGAATATGAGTGCCATCAAAGGCATTGAGAATCCGAAATTACTTATTAATTAGTAATCTAATATCATCATCAAGTCCCTTCTGGTATTCAAATACAAAATAACATCTCGTAAAATCTAAGTTTCCATCTTTTTTCTTCTGAGGTTTTAGATCAATAACTCTATATCCGAGTTTGATTAATTGTCTTGCTACGCTAATTTTAAATACAATTCTTGTTTCCATGTTAAGCTCCTTTAATGTGTATTTGATGTAAAATAAAAACCGTCATTAATATTCCGAAAATGAGTCAAATTTCGGATAAGTACGTTTTATAATATTCAATATTCACAAGTGATTTTAAGAATTTTCGCATCGCTAACTCTTAATACTATATTGTTGTATCATTAATCTTTTGTATATTTTTTGATTTTCTGACGTTCAAAATTAGCCCATTGACTATTTGAAAAGTAATCACTAATCCATTTATCAACTTCCATACCTCTACAGAATATGTAAGGATTTAAAGTAATACATTTCATTTTATTTTTCTCTGGACTTGCACTTCCAGATTTATGATATGCAATAACTTCTTTATTCTTTAAAGATGACATAATCTTTCTGAAAGTATCATATTTTAATCCATACATACTTGCCAACATATCAAGGGTTAATGGATTTCCTTGTTTATTTCCATTAGTTCTTAAAATACAATCGTTATAGCATACAAAATCTTGCAAGAATAATGCTAACTGAGTTTCTTCGGCAGTCAATAGTTGTCGAAATAACACACCATTACCTCTAAAACTTCTAATATATGTAGTATCATCCATAAATCTAACCTCATTGTTTTCTATTTCTGGTTCTTCAAATAATTCTTCAACTGTAATTTTTCTCATAACCAGATTTGCGGTATCACCGCTTTCACTTTTTAATTCTCCTGTTATAGTGTCAATTACACCATAATCTTCACTTAGATAAACTGTTTTCTTTGTTTTTGCCATAACAAAATCCTCCTGTAATGTTTAAAATTCTTTAAAGTAAAATATCTATATCTCCGACACCGCTTTGCCTTAGCAAAGTGGAGTCGAAACCGTAGTTTCAGCGAAACTGCGGTTTATATGTTTCATTTATTGTCTCGTATAGAGCGACTATTTTGGGTTGAAGGGGGGGGGAATAATAGTCGTTCTACATTTATGAAGGAAACCTTTAAATATAATCGCAGAGTGAAATAATCACTCTATACGAAACAACAAAATTGCATAATAAAAGAGCCACCCACATCATCGTGAATGACTCTTTTACAACATTGAATAAATCCATGCTTTCTTATTTAACTCAGCAACATCACCAATAATTTTTGCGATTAAATAACTATTTGTAACTGAGAATATATCTCCATCAGTCATCAAACTTGCAGTAGGAAAATCTACATACAATGTTGCATCTTCATCTGTAATAATATTTCCGTTTTCATCTAGTTTAATATTTGCCCCATTTCCACCAGGACAGGAGAGAAGTCTGCTTGTAATAATATAAGATAATACATCCATTATTCTGTGCCTGTATCTTTCCAACCAAATGAAAACAGCATATAGATTTTCACTGTGCCTGATTCATTTCCTACAATAGCTTGACTTCCCATAGGAGCAGGAGATTCAAGACCAGGAATATTTGCAAAATCACCTGTTGCGCCATGTTCCATAGTAGGAAGTTTTGCAATTTCTTCAATAGTATCTACGCAAAATGTTTTGATTGCTGAGTTTGGATCATTACCAACTTTTAATAAATTAGCTGCCATGTAATACCTCCATTTTTTTCGTATACAAAAAGAAGCCACCAATAAGGCGACTTCTCATAAATTTCAATATTAAGTTTCTATTTCCATTATCGTATTTCATTCTACAATATTTAGTGAGTGTAATTACCTCACTATACAGGTATGGAATTACCTGAATATAAATTAAATTTATATTATTTCAGCATAACATCGAATAAATCCATGCTTTCTTATTTGATTCAGCAATATTATATGCTATAATCCTTTGCAAAGATTCTTCCAGTAATTAAATCTTCCTTGGACAGACTGAGCAGAAGATGTACCGCTGGTACAATACTGAACATAGTCCATATTATCACCATAGCTATTTACAAATTCCTGCACAATATTTACAAATTCATCAAAGTCTTTTTCATTCTTCACGCATGTATATGCAGCATATAACATCATCGGAAGAGAAGTAGACTTGAGATTAAGTTTTTCTTCAAATTTTTCATCCAAGAATGCCAGAGCAGATTTCAATAAAATAATATCTTTCTCATCAACATGTTCATTATACCATTCTACAAATGTATCAATATCTTTCGCTCTGAATGATGTAAAATCATTATCATCTGTAGTATTAATCAACATAAGTGTCTGACGCACAATATCATTCGCAACATCTTTCTTCAATTGTGTTGGCGATAATATTTTTGCAAAGAATGGATGATTTGCAACATCAAAGATAATTGCACTAACTTCATCACTCTCTAATGATTTTCTTTTCTGAGTATTGGATAATGGTTTTCCACCATTCTGTCTACGGAACATTTCACGAATATCTTCATCTGTACAATCAGAAAAGATATATTGTATCATTTCATAGTCATTGATTTTATCCTGGACAACTTCATCAAATTGTGAGAATTTCTTACCTGCAATGTTATATACAGTGCCTTCGATTGCTACTGGTTTCAGCTTTTGGCTTAATTTGAATCCATCAGTTAAGAAATCTCTGATAGTTGTACTACGCTGAACACCGTCAAACACATATCTGATTTTATCTTCTTTTTCTTCTGAACGAATAGGATCAACAGGATAGTTGCGAAGCATTGAGTCGATCAATAAGCTCTGCTCATAATTTTTCCATTGTCCTTCTTTTCGCTGTAGTTTATGGAACATATTGTATTTTCCATTTTTCATATCTCGTGCAAATGATTTGACAGTTTGTGTCTTTCTGTTGAACTCCATATACAACACCTCCAATTTTTGATATTTTTACATTATCACAATTGGAAAATATTGTAAAGGACAAGTTTGCTTTAAGATAGGGCAGTAGTGAGCTGCCCTTTTCAGGAGAAGAGATCATATGAAAAAGTTATGTCTCTTTTGAGAAGAAATATGAAACAAAAATATATAGAAAGAAAGGTATTTGCCCGAAGCGATTTGACAGTCCGATGTCGTGCGCTTGTTTCCATATAGGTGTGTTTGGTCTACACTACGGGCTTTGATGGGTTATTTTACATCAATCGGTAAATGCTTCATCAGACTCATCATTTTCATCATTACGAATAATATAATGATCTAAAGTCGTAGTAACTTGATTATGTCCTAGTAATTTCTGAGCTACCTCTGGTGCTTTATGCTGAAACACAACAAGGTTTGTAGCTCTTGACTCTCTGAATAAGTGAGGATGCACCCTACGTCCAACAATTTGTGTAAATAATCCTTGACACCAATTATTAAAAGTGCTTTCACTCACTTGTCTAACTTCTTTCCCATCTTTAGATTTAATTACAAACATATAAGGACAGTCATCTTCGCCACGTACTTCAATCCATTTTTTCAACCATTGCATTGCATCATCACCGAATTTAAGTTTACGTGGTTTACCTACAAGAGATGCTCCTTTGCAACGAATAGTGTGAGTCAAATACTGTTTTGAAATAGTTTCATATTCATGTCCATCTTCATCCAGAACTTTGATTTTCTTTTCGTTTGCAGAATAATCAATTACTTCCTTGAGTAATTGTCTAGCTTCTGCACGTCTACATCCTGTACTGTAAGAAAATGTAAGATATGCTAACATTTGCCATTCTTCACGTTTTTCAAGTTCTTGACATAAATTAATATATTCATCTGGGGTAAGAGGAACTTTTTCATGAACATATCCTGTTTGTACTACTTTAAGCCCAATTGTGAAATTACGAAATGTAGGATATTCTTCCTCATACATCATCATTACATAATTGCAAAATGTACTTACAGCAGATTTTTTAAATTTAATACCAGAATCAGAAAAACCTCTTTTGGTTAACCAATTAAGATATTTTTGAAATTCTTTCTTTTTGATATCGGTGAAATTCTTGTCCTTGAGGTTATCCCTAACCCAGATAAAGAAAATCCTTAATCCCGATTTATATGCTGGCAAAGTTTTTACAGAAAGGTCAGCTTGATTATCAAGATAATCCTCAACCATTTCTCTATTAAATTCATTTACTGTTTGCCATTCTTCATCTGTTATTTCAACAGATCTATCTGCGATTTTACCATCCAATAATCTCACTTCCTTTCATAAATTTTTATAAAAGAGACAGTATTAAAACTGTCTCTCTATGTACTTGATATTTATTTAGCCCAGCTATCAAAATTTTCAATAATCCATTTGCGTCCTTTTTCAGTCCATTTCAAACAAGGTGCAGAATTATCGTTTTCATAACTCTGATAATCAGCATAATGTTCCGTTATGAGCCATGCGTAATCTGCACGTGGATTCCATACACCAGATTGCTTCCAGATGATTCCGTTTTTATTCATAATTTGATTTAATCTCATTGCACTTCTAAGACCTAAATCTTTTGCAATAATAGTCGTAGAAATTAAACCATCTTTGTTAAGAACATTATCATGATATTCTGCTTTTGGAATTAATGGGGCAGTAGCTTTAGCAACTTCTAATTCTGATAATTTCTTAGAAGCTACAACAGCATCTTGTCCACCTTTGTAAATTGATAATAATAAATTTGCCGTTAGTTGTTCATCAGAATTAATGATTTGTCTCATTGTAAAATATTCTCTTCTTAAATTCTTTCGGATTTCTTTTGCCTTATCAGTTCTCATGAATCCAACAAGTAAAACATATCCTTGTTCAGAAAGAAGATAACAATGTTTTTGTCGGTTACTGGTTACAAATCCTAAACCGATAGCGTCGGTTTTGAAATTATCATCACACAAATCAAGAATATCAACGCCAATCTCAAATTCATCATAATTTTGAATGATTAAATCTTGTATATCATTCATCCTTACACCATGAATTTCAGCTACAGTTCTTGCTAGTATGACTTTTTGATCTTCGCCAAAGCCACCTTCTACAACAGGAATATCCATTCCCATAAATTTTTGAGTTCCATTAATTTTGATTTCGTTTTTCATTAAAAAATCCTCCAATAATACAATTGAAGGTAGAGATAAGCCTACGCTTGTAATTCTCTTTATTGGTCTAACTGACCAACCAGTTAATATTTACAGAGGTTCAGAGATAGGAGAGTACCAACCATCCTACGTTTACTCTTTGAGGGATTATCCATCCCACCCAATAATTAATTCTCCATTGATCAAAACAATCCAATGGAATATAAAAAGAGTGCGTAAGCTATGACACCCACGCACACTAAAAGGAGATCTATGTCTATTATAAAGATAGATTACACTTTGAAAATACGACAAAGCATATGTAAAGTTTCAATATCTTCTTTAGGAAGAGTCACATTTACATATTCTTCATCATCCATATCACAATCTACGCAATCATGATGACAACAGCAATCGTAACAATTGCCTAATTCTAAGTCATCTGCGAAATCGTCATATTCATCATCAACATTTTCTTTTAACTCAACAAAGTAAGTTTTAACAGTTTCTACTTGTGGTAAAAGTGCTCTACTACATTCGTCAAGAATATAAGTTGCATCTGCTTCATTCAGAAGATAACCGTCTTTTCGTTTGGCAGGTTCAACCCAGATTTCAGGTGTATCATGATTACTGATTCTTGCGCATAACGTAATTATAAATTCATCTTCATATCCATCAATCTCAGGATCATGAAAATTTATATTAGCAAGCTCATAATCATAGTCAGTAAGAAAATTAATGATTTTTCTTGCATTGTCATATTTTGCAAAGATTGAAATATCTACAGATTCATCTGACTTAGATGCATAATATCGTCTATTAAATTCAGAATCCATAGATTCACAGAATTCATAAATATCTTCAAAACAAATAGTTGGAATTTTATTCATATAATTAACCCTCTTATTACGCATTAATAAGTTCTTTAAGTGCCTTTGCTGGTTTAAATTTAGGGACTTTACATGCTGGAACCATAATTGCAGTCCCAGTCTGTGGATTTCTAGCCTGTCTCTCAGCTCTTTCAACAACTTCAAATGTTCCAAATCCAACAATAGAAAGTTTCTCACCTGCTACTAAAGCATTTGTGATTACTTTAACCACAGCATTAATAGCTTCCTCAGAATCTTTCTTTGTCCATTCTGTTTCTTTTGCAACTGCATCTACAAATTCAATTTTTGTCATTTTTAAACCTCTTTCTTCTATATATTTATACTAAAATAGGAGAGTAGCGGTGTACTCTCCATGTCAATTAATCCAATTACAAATTGGTCTGTACTAGAAAAATAATCTAGCTCAATACTAATTTAAAATTACTTTGTACGTTTCATCATGCCCGCAGATTTCGTGTATACCATATATATTTACAGCAGCCTTGCTACCTTTCATAAGTGAATCAGAATATGGATCACTTCCTACAAATGATGGATTAATTAGTACTTCACAATCTGCACAGCATCCTTCACCAACAGTTATTTGTTTTCCTGCGTGAAAATGTCCTAAAATTAAAATATCTACAAATTCTCTACGCATCATAGAAATATCTTTAATTGCTGATTCAATGTTTTTAATCTGGTGTCCATGCATGGCAACAATATTATACCCATTGATACTAAATGCTACATATTGTTTTCCTTCTTCTGCAAGATGAACAATAATACGATTGTTATTGGCACATAAATCTTTAATATAATTTCCAATCAGATATTCCATATCTTCATCCATTAACTCATTTGCTTTCGCACCTAATGCACGTATCTGTGTATGATTAGCTGATGGGGTATGATAATATTCAATCTGTACATAAGCAGATAATGTATTTAACATTTGTGCAATCAATCTACAAATTTCCACACATGATTTTACGACTGTACTATCGTTTATTTTTAGATCGGTTAAATGAATAAGTCCTTGCAATATATCACCTGTGCACAAAACATGTAATTTATGTAGCTTATGTGATTTGATAAAATCAATCATATAAGATGTAAGATAGAATAATCTTTCTCTTGTGATTTCTGGTGAATAAATATTATTTTCGCTTACGAATGAAGCCCCGTAATGCAAGTCACTGAGGTTTAGAATATATTCATGAGAATTATTGTCTTCATAACTTATAATATCTTCAAATTCTGGCAATGGTAATGTATTAATAACATTTCCAACATACTGATAATACAGTTCTTGTCGAGATTCACTTCTATCTAAACGATTTCTTTCAATATTAAGAGTTTGAAGTTTAATCTGTTCTTGACGGTATTCTTTAATTTTCTTATCCAATTCATCTAACTGTTTACTTGAATCTGAAAATTTCTTTCTATTTGCATCTAACATTTTATTAAATGATTGAAATTTTTTACGGTATGTAGATTCACCATAATCTTGATTTAATAATGTATTTAAAATTAAAGCAACATCATTCCAAGATCCAATAGAATCTTTATCGGCACATACTCTATAAATTAATTCTTCTGGTGTTTCTCCGTCTAATCTTTTATATGACTTTATATCATCCACCACCCAACTTATTATTCTTCTGGAAGTTCTACACTAATATTGAAGTCAATTGTTTCTATTCCTTCTGGTAAGGCATCAATGACTTCTTGAGTAATGTTTTCACCTGTATCTGTATTAATAAGATTTAGGTCATGTAATGAAATATTTTTAAGCTGAATATTCTTCTTACGTGGGGTGGTTTTACTTTTAATTTCGTTAATCTTGATCATGTTTTCTTCTCCTTGAATCTATATATTTGCATAAAAATAGAAGAGTAGTGATAACCACTCTTCCTAGATAATTTCGTCTAAACTTTTAATAATTCTATCTGCTACTTTGTACTCGATAGCTTCTTTTGCAGATAAATACCAGTCATTTTCAAAGTTTTCATAGAATATATCTTCTGGTATATTTGTTCTGGATAATACAAATTTACCAAGTTCATCAATTTGTCTTTGATAATTTAAAATAGCAGCAACTACATCATTATAAGAACCACTAAATTGTCCTGCTCCTTTATGAATGAGGAATTCAGCAGAAGGTAGAGTTAGTCGTTCATGACAAGCAAGATAAATAAAACATCCACTTGAAGCCGCCATACCGACATTTACTCCAACGACAGGAGTTTGACTAAGTGAGATTGTATCAACAAGACAATTATTTACTTCTAAATCTCCACCAGGACTAAAGAATACAACTTTAATTTTAGTACGCTCATTAATAGGAATATTCTTTTGTTTATCTTCAAAATTCCATTGCATAATCATTTTTGCGTATTCCAATGTCATAGTAGTAATCTCATCGTCAATCCAGATTATTCTATTTTCGTAATTTTTATAAAATTGAAGTAGAGATGGATCTGGTAATTGAAGGTTTTCTGCATTTTGTGGAATAGCAATATCAAGATATGCTGTATCTGCTTTTTTTTTATTTGTCATAGGCTGTAATACCTCGATTTTCGTAATATTTTTATAATGTAAATTTTAAACTTGAGTTTGCGATTACAACTCTTGTTGACTTACATTGCTTCTCTAATTCTTTTTCAAGAGCAATTTTTAATGTTTCTTTTGCTTGTTTAGAACCATGATGTAAAACAATTTTTTGACTATTAATTTTTGTATAATTATCTATCAGCTGCCAGAATGGTGCGTGTCCACTCATTGATTTTAATGAATAAGAAGCACATCTACACGGATATTCTTTCTGATCAATAGTAACAGACTTACGTTTATTGTCTTTTAAAAGTGAAGCAAGGCTTCCATCTGTACTGAACCCCACAAAAAGCATCGTAGCATTAGGATTTGGAATACATTTTTTTAAATGATGCCTGATTCTGCCGACCATGCACATGCCACTGGTTGATAAAATTACACAAGGTTCATTACTTTGTACAAGTGCTTTACTGTCTTCGGATTCTTTTACAAAAGTAAATATCTTATCTTGAATCATTTCATCAAAAAGTTTTTTATCTTCACCTGTTAAGCATTCTTCATAATCATCAAAAATCTTAATAGACAATGGTGAATCTATATACACTTTTGGTTTCCATTGAGAATCTTTATACATTTCATAAATCATCAGTACAAGTTGTTGAAGTCTTGATTGCGCAAAACTTGGGATAACAACCCGTCCTTTCATTTCATGAACTTGTGTTTCTATAATTGCTTTAAATTTTTCTAAATCATTTTTTCGTTCTTTAAGTCCAGTTTTTAAATCAGGTCTATCTCCGTATGTTGATTCTCCAATAACAACATCAGCATAATCTACTTGTTGATACTCACCAACAAATCTATTATGAATTATCTTATTTCCTAAATCTCCTGTAACTAAACAGGTTTTTGTTAGTCCATCAACAGTAAAATATAATTTCACTTGACAACTTCCAAGAAGATGACCACTTGGAATTAATTCAAAAGCTAATTCATCATCAATGATAATTTTTTCATTTGTTGGTTTCTCTAGTGTATATTCCAACATTTTGTTTACATCTTCTATAGAATAAAGTGGTGAATAATTCTTATTATTCTGAGAATTGATAACCAATATGTCTCTTTCACTAATTAAAGCAGAATCAATTGCCATATCTTTCAAAACTTGCTTTGATCCTTCTGAAACAATAGTGGCAGCTCTACATCCTTCTTTATATAATTTCGGTAATAACAAGCAGTGATCCCCATGATTGTGAGTGATAAATACAAAATCAATGTCCTTTGGTTTAAATTCTTTATATTTACGATTGTTTACCAAAAAATCTTTATACTTGTCATTTGTCTGATGTAAGCCACAATCAACTAAAATTCGATGATTCTGTGTTGAAATATAAATAAGACTCCCTGTAACATCTTCTGATGATGGTGAGTCTATAAATGATATTTTAACACTGTTTTTCTTTTTCTTTCCGATGGTAACTTACCACCTTTCCTATATATTTTATCTTTCTTTTCTGTCATTTATATTCCACAACATTTAATCCATTATGGTAATCATCTAATGTCTTATTAATAGCATTGCATTCTCTATAGTAGTATTTATTCTTACCACTATATGTCTTAAAAATGTCTTCATGGAACTTAAAGCCTTTCTTCATAAGGTATTCCATTTCTTTTTTACTAATTGCTTTTATAACAATTCACGTCCTTTGCATTTATTTCTCCAAGTAGGAGAGTAACGACAACGGTAGGTTTCGATCCCACATACCCTTTCGGGTTCACTGATTTCAAGTCAGGAGCATTTGCCAATTCTGCCACGTTGCCATATCTGTCTTTTCAAATAGTCTAATTATCTTTTAATCAAAAATTTACTTTACATATCATTCACCTCTCGGCTCAAATATCACGACTCAGCTTTCTTATTATAATCAAAAGAAAACCAGCGATTGCACCGTTAAAAGAAAGGCGAAACAACAGTGCAACCACCGATTACTATACCAATTAATCGCAAAATTAATTATAACTGTATTTCTATTCGGATATTCATAAGTTTTGTATCTATTTTTTTAAAACATAGATTTTAGTGAGTAACTAAGTTCTCACTCTTCGGCATCAAAATATACCGTAGTAAAACTAACATCCATTCGAATACATAAAACAGACTAAGATTTCTCCATAATCTCAACCAATTTGCTAAAAATCTGTACAAAAATTGCACAAAACCTTTTAATTTCATCTGAAACACAAATGTTTCGATCGAATTTGAATAATTCGTCCCTTCAAATGTTTAGGCTTTTCGCCCGATATATTCTTTTAAGAATTAATATTAACGAAACGTATATTGTTTTATCGAATTTACAAATTGTTGGAATATCGAAATAATGAAATCTTGTATTTTCGCATTAATGAAACGTAATGTTGATTAACGAATCATCTTGATTTTTCTTAAATTTCCAATGTTAAGTATAACTTATACTTACCCAATAATATCTATAATAATATGTATGACATATTCTTTTTTAAATTTTAATTATGACAATTCTGGTATTATCATCTACCTCGCAGCATCACAGTTCATCTGCATCTGAACCGATTGACCATTACGAATCAATCTTAGTCTCTTGTAAATATCCGAATAGAAGAGTAGTGGTGAATTTTACTTCACCACAATATCTTCAAGTGTATCATTCATATCATACTTAGGTTCATGGTCAACAAGAGTAGTAAGCTCAAGCTGATCAAGTTTAGTTGAAACTTCATCTGTTTCTTTTGCTAATTTCTTTGCAAGTGCTTTGACCACATTTCTATCATAGTCAAGTTTGGTAACTTCTTTGATAGTGTATGTATAAGCAACCTGCTCCTGGTTGACATTGAATCTATAATCTCGACCTTGCTTTTCAGTCTCAGTAGCTTTTCTACCAGCCATCGTCTTGAAGACTTTAGCAAGGCTCTGTTTTGTTTTATTCATAGCATAAGAAGAATCCAAATCAATCTCAGTATTTTTCTTAGCTTCTGCGATAGCATCAGACAACTTTTGCTTTTCTTGAATTGTATCCATTAGGAAATCAACTAATTGAATTGGTGTGAAATCTACATTATAAGATTTTGGAACTTCCAAATCATCATCAGTTGCTTCTGGATTAGCTTTGCTTTTCATATGTCTTTGAGTAGTTGTCATGACAAATGATCCACTTCCAAGATATGTCTGTGCATTGCTAATAAGGTTTGTAAGAAAGTTCTGATAGCGATATGCTTCTTTTAAAATCATGTACTGATTCTCCTTTTTAACTAATCATTTAATTATTTTGTTTCAGGGCAGATAATACTACGTCTGCCCCTAGTATACTTTTAAACTTGCAAGTCCATATTTAATTACACGCATTGGCAATAGCGTGGAAGCCTACTCACACAATTTTGCGTTTTCTCTCTCCATATTACACCCTATAAGTATAGCTTAAAAATTCAATAAAATAGACACTTCCAGGCGTTTTTAACAATTTAATCGTGTAATTTTGGTGCATTATTCACAAGAAAAATTAGCTAAAAATCTATTTTTGTCAATTTTGTACAATAGATTCAATATTTTTCTTTTGTATTTTTCTGGATTATATGTTCTGGATTTAGAAGCACCTTTTTCAGAACTTAGTCCAAGTGCAAGCTCTATAAGTCTATTTATAGTAACAATGTTTTTGATTTTCATTTTAGATAATTCATTTATAATTTCTTCATTTTTCTCAATTATAAATTTTACATATTCATCATTGTTTTTTGAATTAGCTTTTACAATTTTAATACATGAATCATAATCTTCAATTATTTTCATTATTTTTGTCATTTGTCTTCTATTTGCATCACCTGACATTTTAATAAAAAACTTAGAAGTTTCATATGCATCAGAAGTAGTAGCATGCTGTATTTTATCAAGCCATTTTTCAAGCCAATTCATAGGACATAATAAATTATCATTGATGCGATTTTTTAATTTGTTTTTTGATTCATTTATTTCTTCTTGAGGTAGTTCTTTTCCATCTTTAGTATATTTGATCTCTCTTGTGTATTTCATAAATTCTGGAAAATCACATTTTTGATATTTTGATTTACCAGTCGAAGTATATCCTATTAATTTTTTCATAGACATACATTGAAGCTTACTTATACGATCAATTTCTTTATTACTATCAATTTCATATTCTCGTTTACATCCATCAATAATAACTTGCGCAAGAACTGATAGAATAATAAAATTATCATATAATTCTTTTAAACGTGATTTATCTGGATCTTCTTTATGCTTTTCCGTCCAATAATACGTCATTGCCAATTGCGCTAGGTTGCTTGAATATCCAATTCCCATACGTGATTTTGAAAACTTATTATCCATCGCGGCATAATCTTTTTTACTATTTGTATATGTGATTCCAGATTCTTTTAAAGCATTTACAATAGTCGGGAAATTTTCATAACATTCTTTTGCACATCTCACAATTGTTGGCTGATTTGTAACTAACATAAAATCCGAATCTTCATCCATCCCGTTAGCTCTATCTTGAATATCAGTACGAATACAATTTATAGCAATAATGTTTTTGCTAAATGGAAAATATTTTTCCATTTCATTAGAATATACATTATGTAAATAACAAACATTATTTGGGGAATTATGTGGATTACGAAATGCTGCTAGATACTCATTGTTACCAAAACGTTTTGTATAACATTGTATAGTTCCAAATTCTTGACTAAAGCAAGGATCTTTTTCAAAATTTTCACCAACCGAATAAAGTAGTAATGCATATGGATTACCACATACAGTAAGATTATCACCGTTTACCATAATCTTTCCTTTTCTCATACGAAAAACATATTGCTTAATAATTTCTTTTTTTTCATATCTAAAAAATTTACTATTTCCAAAATTATGGTTTTGTGCATATAAATCAGCTAACATTTCATAATGATTTACTTCATTTGCGTTTTTTCTAAGAAACTTTTCAAACTCATCATTATTTTGTTTTAGTGTTTCTATATAATCAATGCTTATTTTTGCAATATCTTTAACATCATCACTTGTACAAGGAAGGGTATTTATCATTTGATAACTAAGTTGTTGATATTCTCCAAGTTTACTTGGGTGGTCTGTTTTTACAATTCCCCAAACATTTTTATCTGCACGAATTTTATCACACCAATATTCATATGCTTCTGTTAAGTTATTCCCCATTAAATCCGCAAATTTTTTCCATTTAATTGCATTATCAGTAGTAATCATTTTAATATCTTTTAGATAATGCCATTTGCCAAACATATCTTGAACTCTGTATGTATTATAATCATGTCCATTTTCTCTACACCATTGTTGAAAAAATAATTGTAAATATGCTTTAAAACTACATGCTTTAAACAAATGTTGTCTCAATAATGCCATTCCATTAACAAAAGAAGGAAGTTTTAAATATTTAGCATCAGCTTCAATTAATGCCATTCCATCCCAAATAGTGTTTTTTACTTCTCGTTCTTCTTTTGACACAATACATTTCTTTTGAGTCTTTTTATTTTTATCAACATATTCTTCAGCTTTTACCACATTTGCAATTGTTTTAAAAAATGAATCTTGATCTTTTAAAATTAAAATATCTTCAACCGGAATATAAATTGTTCCAACAATAGTAGATGTAGTGAGAGGTGCATATGCTGACATTTCCACAATTTTTGCATTATCATATTGCATTTTCTTACCAAGTCCAATTGTTAACCAATCATAAGCAATATCATATAATTTACTATTAATAAAAATTACTTGTCCCAATTTAGCTTTTGCACTTGTCCGAAATAACATTTCATAATGAATTGTTTCCTCTTCAATAGTTTCATTATGTGATTTTCGTCTATAAGTTACATCAACACCATTTTCATAAAAATATTCACGAATTTCATCACGTTTTTTAGGGGAATATAAATCTTTTTGAGACTCTACTTTTTGAAGTGTATTTTTTATTCGTTCTTTAGAAATGTCATCAGAATTTTTGAATAATTTTTCAAGTCGTTGTTTTTCTTCTTCATATGAGCGACTGCCGAATTCATAATCTAAACAAATAATATCACGTGTGCTTTCATTTTTTTTATTTTTACTTTTATGAATTTTCAACCCATTATTTTTAAGAAAAAAACTAAATAAACTATTATTTAACATTGCATCAGTATATGTAAAATAATCTCTAATTCCTAAGTTTACATCATATAACATACCTGCACTTATATTTTTTATCTTAATTCCATATTCACTAATGACAACTCACCCCCAATTAATAATCCACTTCTGGGAGATTTACCGCCCATTCAAATAAAGACTTTGCTTCGTCACAAATAATGCTAAAATCTTTGTCCGTAGATTCATAATGATTTTTATCAAATGCTCTTGTGGGGCGAATACAAATTCCAACTTCTGTATTTTTATCAATTGAAAATCCTTCTGGTAAATTCGGTAATTCAACCCATTCTTCAAACCATAAATATCCACTAGAAGGACTATGATAATAATGACCAGAACAACAAAACTTGGTTGTATACCCTTTTTCATTCAAAATTTTAATTATTGGTAACATTAATTCATCTACTTCATACATTGATCCATTGCATCCTGCTTTAGGACAAGGCATATCATACGCACTATATAAATCAGTTCTTAATAAAGAGCTATCGTAAATTTCTCCACAATCGTTACAATAATATTTACTTCCCATTTTAATTTTCCTCCATAATTCCAATCTCATAATTTAACCATTCAGCTAAGTCATTCTTTCCGTCAATACATTCCCAATGAGCATAATCACCATCATTCCTTATAAATTCTTCTCCATTGTAAATTCCATTACCGCAAATAGAGCAGTAGTGAGTTACATTCTCAGGAATATAGTTAGGATACGTTGACGGACAATAACTCATGTGGCAACCTGCGCACACCATTAAGCAACACATCCTTTCTCTAACTTTTCATATGAATAACCATCATTTGTTGTATAATATATTTCTCTAATTCCAAGATCCTTTATCGCTTGCATACAGCTTGCACAAGGTCTAGCCATTCCACACACAATATCTTTTCTAGTGCGATATATGTACAACTTGACTTTTGAAAAATTAATATTCAAATGTTTCAGTTGATTTATACAATTTATTTCTGCGTGGAGTTTTGGTAGAAGTGATTCAGAATTATCAAAATCGTTGTCATCTATTCTGTATCGGTTATAATACTTCTGGGTAGGGTGAGTTTTATTTGTATTACAACCAATTCCGATAATGCGATTCTGATAAACAGCGATACATCCAATATGTACCTTTGGGAAATCAGACACCTGTGCAATCTGCTTGGCTTTTGAGAAATATTTGTAATCCATTTTTCTCATCATATTTTCCTTATTTAATTATTCTCAATATATATTGATAAATTTTGGGTAAATTTCGATTTTAAGTTGTAGGTGGAACAACTTAACCATAGATACCGTAGAATTGAAATTTGACTATCATTTCTTTATAATTTTACGATAAACTGAACATAAGAGAGTAGTGGTATATACTATTTCTTTTTAGACTCACGATATTTTTGCAAATTCTGTATCAATTTTTCCTTTTGTTCTTCTGTTAATACTTTTTTGGGTTTATTTGGATCAGGTATAGAGCCAGGATTTATCTTTACCCATTTAAGAGGAAATTTCACACAAATACTACCATCTTTATTTTCTCTAAAGTATTTAATCTCATCTTTTCTTTCAGCATAAATTTTCTTCAAACGAGTGATATGTTTCCTGTTTGTAAAAGTTGCAACGGCATATCGTTCACCAGATAGGAATTCAATACAATTTTCATTATTGTTATCAAAATTTCTTTCAGTCATTGTTTTTCTCTCTTTCTTTACTAATAATATTTTTATGAAATTGTTCATCTAATCGCCAATCGGATGCAATTTTTTCCGCAATTCTGGATTGTTTTTGATTATTTCCTCTTGACATAATGAAATCCGCATTGTTTAACCAACCACTATATCCTCTATGTAATTCTTCTCTGCTTGGCATAGTATAATATTTGTTATAGCTGTATTCATGGTTTTTTCTGTTTTCTGTTTCTGTCATATTTAATGTTCTCCTTTGATTTAAAATTCATAATTGCATCACTCCTTTTTGTGATACTGGTTAATAGTTATATATGTATATTCTCTTTTTTATTTATTCAATCATGTGTATCATCAACGTCCTTTCTATCCGTCAAATTTATTTCACATCCTTACCTGTTAATTCTCCAAATGAATCTACATTATATACTTCTAGCATCTTTAAAATAGCCCATTCAATTTCTTGTTCATATCCTTCTTTATTAAGTACATAGATATTTGGAACATTTTGTGGTGGCTTTTTAGGATCTGGTTGTATACTACCTACTTCTCTTTTTATCAAAAGAGGTTTTTGGTTTTCGCTAGAAGAAGTTAAACATTGAATACATTGATTTAATGTATCTTTTGAAATTGCCAATTCTTTTGCCATACTTTCCATGCTGCGAAAAAATGCTTCTGGTTTAGATTTCGGATCACTTATTATTTCTTCATTATTTTTATTCTTTGGACGAATGAAAATATAAGAATTGATATAAAGGAATGCCATTAATATATTCTCTTTGTTAATACTTAATTCACTCATCATTATGAAGTCAAGTTGCGAAGATGTAATTTTTGAGAATTTATCTGTTGCGTCAAAATTAGAAGATATAATATCCATTTGAATACAATCAGTATATCCAACGGCGTAAATATCAAAATTAGATGTAATTCTAATCATGTTACTTTCATTTAAGAATAGTAAACATTTTATAATTTCATAAAATACCTTTGGTTTATTTTTACCAAGTTTATAACCACATAAATCAAATATTTCTGAAATTACAATGTATGATTTATCCTCGTAACTTCTATGTTTATCAATAAGAATATATACAACATAAAATATTCTGTGAAGATTATATTTCTTTCTAATATCAATTTGTATAAATTCATTTGGTACTCTTGTAAAATATTCCTTGTTATTATTTATTTCTCCATCAGGATTATCTATTGGAATGAAATTATCAAAATCAAATTGTAAAGATCCACTTAAATTAAAATTTTCATTGTTATATCCATTTGAAACAGAATTATATTTTGATATATAATACTTCTCTAAACGCCTTGCTTCACTATATGATAAATTGTCTTGTATGATCTCATGAGTGAATCCATCAACCCAACCATATTTTTGAATATCTTTATAGAATTTTTGATTTTTATGATAACCATTTCCGTTATTCCATCTTTCTCTTTCTGATGTTTTTGTTATACCAATATATTTCTTATTATTTAATATGTTAGTATGTATATACACTTTATAATTATTTGTGTTTTTATTAATGATTCTCACCCCCATATTCATTTTACGAGCGTTCAGTTTATGTGCGCTGAGTCCTATGAAAACCTCAAATGAGTGTTCATCTGACAATACCCAGTTCCCATAAACTGAACAGAAAGAAGATATACTACTTTTTAATAAGACAGACTAAATATATTTTATTTATTCATTACATTCATAAATAAAATATATTTTAAAAAACCACATCTTGCTTGTATTATTGTGTAATCTCAACATCATCTTCGTATACTCCTTTTTGAATATTCTCTCTTTGCTGAATATAAGTTTTGATACATTTTTCAATCTCTGGTTTATCAACTTCTCTTAACAGAGAGCCAATAATTGATAGTATTAGTAGATTCTCCGAATGGATTAAATCAGCATAATTGTAAATCTTATTTAATTTCTTTTCTAAATCGGTCATATGTATTATTTCTCTCTTCTTTCTTTTAGAATATCTTCACACACTTGAATAGTCATTATGAAATAGTCAGTGTTGCATTTTGGATTTACTTTACATTTTTTGAAATACGTTTTCCATTCCAGAATAGTATCAGTTGATTGGTTTGCTAAGTTTTTCAGTAATCTATTATATTTTGGGCTGTGATTTTCAATTGTAATGGACTTAGTGGACATTTATGTGTTTCTCCCTTCAAATTGATTTTTGGTGTATTTTTTATTTGTTCTCACAAAGGATAATTATTTTGTGTCAAAAATTGTTGATACTATAAGTTTCTCTTTATGAAGTACTAAATCATATTTCTCCAAAAGAGTATCTACTAACTGCTCAAATAATACTCTTACAGTTTTATCGTGTTCTATTGCGTCTAAGGTGTAACAAGTTTCTAATTTATTCTCGTAGCAATAATCATCTACAATCTGGTTTAGCTCAATATCAGGATACATATTCTGAAATTCTCTATATAGATTCTTATAGAGATCTTTCAGTTGGATTTCAAAATATTCTGCTAATGCTTGATATTTAGGAAACATCTTGGATTGCCAGTATGTGAACCGTTATTTCTTTGGTAATGATTTTGGGGTAGTGTTTTCTAATGTAGATATTCTAGCTTCTAATGAATCAAATTTATTATCAATCTTTTGTACAAGATTATTTACACTCTGTGCTAAAGCTTGAATATCATCATTTCTTGCCTGTAATTTAGCGGTAGCGATTTTTAATCCTTGCTCACAAGCAATAAAATAATTTCTTGCTTTCTCATGTTTTTCAGTGTTACCTGTCATTGAAAGTTTCTTTGCAAATTCAGATGTAAGTTTATAGTCTGTTTTTGGTTTTGGATTTTTTGGTTTATCTCGTTCTTCTTGCATGATGAACGGGAAATAATCTTCATTTTCAGTTGCAAATTTATTATTTACGATATTTTTCTTACACCATCTAGCAAAATTTGATGGTAATAATTCTAAGAAAGCATATAGTTTACTTGCCGTTGTCATTCCATCTTTGTCAATCTGTAATGCAATCTCAATTGGTGTCTCATTAGATGTCAATGGTGTGATAGTAGTAGTTGTGTTATTTTTGTCGTCTTTTGATTTTCTCATAATGGTTGATCTCCTTTATTTGTGAAATTTCTTATTTATATTGTTTTTATCGGCAATAATTTTTAAGCAGCTCATTTCTTCTTTGTTATTACTTTTCTGTTTTGTAGAGTTATTTTGTGTTTCATATGAGTTAAGTATCTTTTCAGATATTATCTTCTTATATAAATTCTCCATATCAGATTTATAATTTTGCACTGTATATTCTGATGAATATGGATTATATGAAAATTGACTCTTTTCTGAATCTGATATTAGTTTTATGAAATAACGCAATTCTCTGATTGATTTACCATATCCCCTTGAGAGATAGTAGTATGATTTTGGTGTTATTTTTGGTATGTATATTCTCTTATCGGCAAGATATTTGTTTGTTATGGATTTGATTTTGTTTAATGTTGCCGATGAAAAATTCCATTTGTATATTGTAAGTGGTTGAAATATATTTGAAGTAATTAATCTATATGCATCTTGATAATCCAAAATAATATCTAAAGATCCATCAAAATTATTATCATTATGTTGGTAGCAAAAATCATAATTGTAATAATGTTTAAAATAATTAATAAGATTGATAGGATATAATCTTGTGCCATTAAAATATTTAGTCAAATATTCATTACTGTTAATTTTATTATTCATTTGTGTAATCTCCTTTTTATTTTAATGATTTTTGATAATTATTATTTCTCTCTTTGCGTATTGAAATATTTAGTTTGCATGTTACTGGTTGTAGATTCTCTATTTGAAATAAATAGGATTTATTTTTGCTGGTGAAAATTTGAGGTTAGGTGGGATATGAGAGTAGTGATTTTTTGTAGATGTAAAAGTACCCCCTATATATCTTTGTATATAAGATTCTCTGTTTGAGATATTTATTGCAGATAATATGATGTAGATTTAATTTGAAAATTGTAATATGCAGATGCTAAGTTGCTCAGGTGAGGGTAGTTGTGATGTCTGCTTTAAGTTGTACATTAGAATAGTGAGAATAAAATTGATTTTAGAGTTTTTGATGATTGTATCTTGAGGTGTCAATTTGGCACTTCAAGTTTTTATGATATATTTTTTAAGTAAATTTTAGTGATTAGAATTGTGCGAAAGTTTAACACAATTTAGATGGGTATTTTCTGGTAAGCTGAGATTTGGGACTTCGAGGGGAGTGTTTTGGGTGATAATTTTGATTGAGATGGGAGAGTGATGTGTGCTTATAATAAGAAGTGATTGCTGCGTTTTAGGTAGATGTGGCAAGGGAATTTGGGATATTGCAGGATGAAGATGGAGTAAATTATTTGGAATTGTGCGCAGATTAAATTTATTATGTGATGGTATCGCTTCGAGAGGACTTCGTAAATTGTTAGATTTTGCAAGGGATATTGTGATTTGGGATAGGTAATTTTGGGTGAAAATTGGTGATTTAGAATTGTCAGAAAATTTATTTTGCGTTGACATGTAAGGGTGCGGTCGAACTCCGTCTCGAACTCATTTTGATTATTTTGGTGAGTTGTGTGTAGATTTGGTGCAATTTGTGAGGTGATGTGAGGGTGAGAATTTTTTCTGTTGGAGGCGAGTGTGGGATGATGGATTACCAGTTTTGATTTTTGGACGAGTAGTGTGAGTTGAACTCATCAGTGGATATGACAATATCATATTAAAATTACAAATGTAAACTATCCCCGTCCTACTGGTATACATTATAAAACAGGATCATAAAATCGGATTAAAATAGTGTAATATGCAATTCCCGAAAAGCCTTGCTATTGTTGAATAAAACTAACTTTTGCACTTTTGTAGGAAGTGTAAAAAGTCAAGTTTTGTTATTATTTGACATTTTTACTCCGGTCAAAAACATGGGGGTGGTACAGGATATAAAAGTTAGTATGATAAAACTAAAATTTTATTGGGTATTCTGGACGCAGATCACGGACGGGAGATTTTAATTGTATATACAATTATAAATATTATTATAGTATACTCGAAAAAAGGAAAAGTGAGAAAATAAGAGAAAACAAGAGAAAATGAGCGAAAAAACGTAAATAAATGACTATTGGTCAATTCTGTTCGTTATGTTGGATTTCCAACAAAAAATTCGATTACAAGATTATAACACAAAATAATAACACAAAATCATATCACCACTTACACCACAAAAACGTAACAAATAAGACTAATACACTCCACTTTATCATCAAAAACAGCGGTAAAAATGGGATGGCACACCACTACACTATAATACACAAATGTAACACAAAAATTGTAACACACTTACATAACACAAATCTGGACGAAATAAAACAATCTGGACGCACAACAGCAGACAAGATTACATCCCAAACTCACTACAAAATCATATTAACATAACATACTATCACATCAAATACTCACGCTTAATTCACACCATAAACATACAATAATATACATCATAATATACATTATACATCACATATAACTCACAATATACATCTATCTATATCCAACTATACATCTACAATATACCACATAATATTACTATTATAATACCTCTGATATACTATACAATATACTACAATACATACTCACATAATCTAACATAATACCACACAAACAACGCATAATATAACCACACTAACCACGCCACATTATACAATCTGTATCATCTAAAATCATTATAGATACAGCATTCTAACACCGTCCAGAGATTAAAATATAACAACAGATCACAACAAAATTATCTCAAAACAGGACATAAAACACCACATAAAAACAGATAAAACCACACATTAAACAAGATAAAAATACATCATAAATCAGATAAAATACTCACACTTTACCGCAATTTTACCGCAATATTTTACCTATTCCACCCATAAAAACAACGCTATCTTATACAAATTTTTGCATAAAAACACATCGCAAACAATGTATAAATACACAATATTCTTGCATAAAATAGCGCACATTTTGACGTAAAAATACGCTCAACAATGTATTAAAATGATACATAAATATCATCATGTTGCACGTTTCAAACAGTCCAGATGTAACCTTTTTGTACATCCTATCTTAAAAACAACCTTGTAAAACGCCGTATAAATGACTTTAAGCATATAAGCCTATAATAATTATCATATACGATATAAAAGCCCTTAAAACGCAAAATACAAGCTTACAAGGCTATCTGTACATTTTACGCATGATAACAGGTTATGCAGATCACAATGATTGATAAAGGGTTACTTCCTATTATATGCGGTTAATACAACTGTTTTATCTTTGACAACATAGTATCTATATAACTATCTAATTCATTGTAGTTTCTTCCATACCATAATAAATGTGCTATAAAATCTATTTCAATATCTGCACATCTACCATTATTCAAAGCGTTATATACGTCTTCCTTATTAACTCTATATCTTCCATTTGATAACTTTTGATTATACTGTATATTATTATATCTAAGCATATTAAGACATCTTGACACGTTACCAGATACAACAAAACATTTATATATTATATCTGTCATGTTATCAGTATCAGTTATAAACAAGCATTTCTTTATTATGTGGCGTATATACTCTATAAATAAATCATCATATAAATAACGTATATTTCCATTATCAAACAACTTTAAAGCATCATAATAGTTTATGTCTCTTAAATGTTCTATGTGCTCTTTTGTTATTTTATCGTCTATCATATATTTATTTATAACCTTTTCTGTCAAGATCATCCTGTATTAGCTTCTTGATATATACGCTCATTGGTATGTTATTATCTTTTGCATACCGTTTCATTCTTGCACATTCTTCCGTTTCTTCTGGTGTATATTTAAGTTTTACAACTGTACATCTATCATTATAATCTTTTTGTGATTTTGGGCTATATGCCATAATTCTTACACCTTCCTTTATTTATTATATGTAATAATTCTCTTTTCATTTTTGGTGTAAGAGTAGTATTACATATTAACATTATAGCTTTATCTTGTCAACTTTTCTATGGTCATTTGTATATATTATACTAATAGGGTACCCTATACAAATATGTAAATTATACACAATTCACAAACATAAAAAATCATAGGGTAACCTATTGACTAATAGGGTACCCTATGTTATAGTAATACCATCAACAGAGGGAAACAAGTTGATACATAAAACTTCATATTGTGACAAGCGGAGTCGTTACCGCTTGTGAGGTAAAGCGAAATAATTCGTGAGATCTCTAGTTAATAGCTATGAGCCGTGTAGTATCCCGTGAGGGCGCGTCGAGTTTGAAAAAGTAGATACCTCAAGTCTAACGACATCTGGTTAGCTTTAATCGGATATCTCAAAAGATTTTTAAAATCTTAAAAAGCAATTGCAACAAAAAGTTTTATCTATTTCTTTTCAAAAAAAAAACAGATTTTTGATTCTGGTAATACATAAACTAAATCCAGACAAGAGAAGTCTTGTAAAATACAGAGCAACAAAGTATAAACTGCTATAAAGTTTCTTGCAAGGGTTGCGATACTGACAAGATAGCAAGTAAATAAAAAGTCTAACCAAAAGCCCATGTGAACAGGGTAACAATAACAAAAAGTTCAGTTGTCCGTATCTGATCAAAAAACGGGGAAAGATGCAAAACAAAGACCTAAGATTTTGTTTAGACTGAAATAGTTTGAAAGGTAACATCTATCAATGATACATAAAACTTTCCGATAACATACAATCGTTAAAAGCGGATGACTGCCGAAATAGTTAATTCTTGTAAATGTGGTTGATTCTATATCATAAAGCATTTACTTTTTTGTTTTACTTAGGTTGCAAGGCATTATCAACAAGCAAAGTTATTTGAAAGACGGGCAAAAGCGTAAGACCCGTGGCGGTGAGTAGTAGTCAAGTATAAATAATTTCTAATGTTGAATTATAATGGCTTGCAAAAATGAGAACAAAAAGAGAATAAACAATATATAACAGGAGGTATAACAATGACAAAAACAAAGATAACAGCTCATACCTATGTATGTGAGTTGCCCGAAACAATTCAAAATCAGATATTCCAGGAATGCAAAGAAACGTTTGAGAGCCTTGCTTTTCCTGTTGATATTCAAGAGCAGATTGAAAATGTTAAAGGTTGTAAGATGTGCGACCTTGAAGATACCATCAACGTTTTAAAGTATTACACAAAATGAAATCCATGTTTTAAGGAGGTTTTACAATGAAAGAATGGCATATTATTCATGAATGTGATACAGAGAACGGCACACCAACGCAATGGTCAATATGTATGGATTGAACTTACATATAATAACACTTATGACGTAGTTGCAAATGATACAGTTTTAAAGAATTGTAAATCACTTACAAGTGCAAAACGTTGGGTATCAACAAATTTATAGGCAGTAACATAGCACACAAGTAAATAACGCTTGTGTGCTTTTTAGTACCTATAAACAGAGAATAAGAAAAAGGAGAATGTGTCATGATTAAATATTTTGGAGAATATGCAACTATTAACACTCTTGAGAAAGAGCTTTCAGAAGTGGAAAGTCAAATTTCCGCTTGCTATGACTTCTGGAATCAGGAATCTGTACCCGTTGACCTGATCGAAAGATCAAACACTCTTGAAAAAGAGTTAGCAACTCTGAAACGTAACCGCACAAGAGGCGGTTTGGTTTGTCGGTGCATGTGAGGAGGTGTACAGAATGATCAAAAAGTTATTCCGTCGTAATTCATACACGACAGCTATCAAAAAAAACATTGCAGAAATTAAAGCAATGTCAAAACAGTATGAAGAAACACGTAAGCAGGTTTTAAAGAACGTTGAAACAATCAATGCTCTGATAGGGAGGTAAACAGAATGACAAAAGGACAGAAACTTATTTATGGTAACAACGACAAAGCGCATTCAATCAAATGCACTTATACAGGAGAATATAGAATCACAAAGGACGGAAATATTGTTATTTCCGCAACTTGTGAAGGTGGAACGATAACAGCACCTATTGAAATGTTCACAAGAATTTAAGGAGGTTTAAAATAATGGCAAAGACAAACATTAAAGCTACATTTGATACACTTGATAGCTATTTTCTCAATACGGGAAACATGAAATTGAATAAGGATTATTTTTTAGACTCTATTTATACAGAGATTGATGTTACATTCAGATGTGATAAACAGATGCGTGAGTACATAAAGAACACAAGAAAAGTAACAACAATCATCTGGACTGCATTTATTTCTATGACAAATGATTATCTGGAAAATGAAGGATATTCATATAAATGTAATTCAGAACAGCTCAAAAAGTATTTGAAACAGTATGGATATGGTTATGAAATTTTTGAGCCACTTTATAAAGAAGTGGAAAGTATCAAGAAAGAAATTACAGAGATTAAATAAGAAAGGTTAAAAGGCGGAAATTATGAAGAAATATACAGTGGAAACATTAAAGAAAGAAAATTATCATTTTGACTATGAACATGGTATCACAGAATCAGATGTGATGAAAGTTAATAAAATTATTGATGCGATCGAAAATTCACGATCAACAGAACGTATCCAGGTTGGGGACGTAGTGCAATATACAAATGAATACGGGGAATATTTCCCACATGCAATGATAACCAACATCTATGACAATACGGAAATTTGCGAAAATGGAAACATGTACACAAATATTCACGAAGGCGAATTTTGTCATAGTACTTCTGGTGGTTCATTTAGCCATCATGAAATGAACGGATTTACATATATTGGAAAGACAACTAATATTTTCTGGACATTTGGACATAACGGGGCATGTGCAAATGGTGGAGTTTATTTTACCGCAACTGTTAATTTGTGGGAATGTAACGATAATAAAGAAATGTTTTCCACAAAAACACATGATAAATATTATCTGTCTCATAGAAAATCAGATAGTGATTATCAGTATTTTATAGAGAATCACGCATGGAGAACAGAAGAAGAAATGCAAGCGTGGTTAAGAACTCATAGAGCTATTGTGACAGGAAAAACCTGGGGCGGATCGGTCATCTGGACATATAAAGAAGTAGTACATCATTGTTCAAATACAGAGTATGACGCATTAAACGTAACAGAAGATATTTTCTTAATGAATGGAAATAAAAGACGTTGTAAGCGTGTATATGATGATGAAAATTGTATTCTTCATACTTATTTTGTATGGTACTGGGAAGATAATTCACAAGAATTTTATACCAGAATGAACAATCAAAACAAAATTATTGATTCTTACAAGGTGGATTATTTTACAAATGAAGTTAATAAAATCGCACTGGAAGAATTGAGAAGCGGAAAAGTAAAACCATTACAGATTGATTTTGAAAGATGAAATGAAGAGGTGGAATAATATGTCAATCGTATCAATGTTACAGGAACTTACAAAAGGTGAAACATGGGGAAATAAAGAACAGTTTGAAAGAAATTATTATGAAGGAAAGAAAGTTCTTGATGATCTGGAAATATCGGACGTACCTTTTCAGTATTACGATAACGGGCAATCCGTAAACATTTATATTAATAACACAATTACATATTCACTGAATTATACATCATTCTATGATGTGAAGTTTATCACAAGTATTTACAGTAAGAATGGACTTGTGAAAGAATATCCGTTTAGCTACGATTCTGAAATTTGCAAAGAATTAGAACGGAAACATGAAGCCTAAACCGCTTTATAATCACTAAATAGGGCATGAATGGAAATTATATCATTCGTGCCTTTTATAGTGCTTATAATGGCAAATAACACAACATAAAAGAAAGGGGAACTACTATGGAAAAGATTTATGGAACTAGAAGTTATTGGAAAGCAGTATTTAAACAGGAACGCAAGCGGAAAGTTAAAACAGCACTTACATATATTTGCGCTTTCTTCCTGTTTACAATGCCTGTTTGGATGTTTTTAGACTACATTGCAAAAGGATATTAATTATATATAAGAAAGGTGGAAAGAACTATGATGAACAGAATTAAGAAAGCATTAATTATAACACTTGCAAGTATTAGCATTATCGGAAACGTAACAAGCGCACCTGTACAGGCAAGAACATTTCCAGATGTCGCAAAAAATGCACCTATCACAAAAGTCATTGATTGTAATGACTTAACAGAGGAAATGCTTACAACAAGAGCAGATCATAACATTATGTACATTGAGCGCATTATCGGAAAAGTAACCGATAATGAAAAGAACGGAACTGTACTCAATCCGCCTGTTGATGGAGGCTATTATATCAGCTATGCAAGCGTAGATGATGCAGAAATTGGAGATACAATCATTACTTATTGCGTATATAACCCATATAGCAATTATGATGATGACGTTATAGAACGTTGGGACTTTATACAGTAGAAGGTGGAAAGCATGAAAGAAGTTAAGTATACATATCACCATACCGCAAGCGACAGGGGATATATTCCTGTCGGGAAAGAAATCAAAGAACCGTATAAGGGCAGATACGGAAGAGGTTACGTTATAAAGCGTAATAACCCACGCTCAAGTCGTTATTATCTGAAAGACTATTATATCAGAGAGGTGGTGGAACGTTAATGGAAATTAATATCTATGCAGGTGGAAAAGTTATCAATGTAGAGAACAGCGGAAATAGTTACAATTTGACCACTGTTAAAGTGAGTTTAACAGCGTTATAGAGGCATTAAAGAATAGATAAAGAAAGGAATTTAAACATATGAGCAAAGTACATACAACATGGACAGAAGCAACAACAAACGTAAATAAGGCTATGATAATGTTATTATCATGTCTTGATAGTGGAAAAAATGCATGGATTGAACTTAGAAAAAATGGAGATCAAGCATATCCTATTAGAATGAAAAATCCGGCGTTAGACAATCCTTTTAATTGGGAAATGTCATATAGTACACCACGGAACGAAAAAGAGATGATGAATTATAAATATTTTAATGATACGGAAAAAGATTTAACATACAATTGGATTGCTTGTTTTGGTAAAGAAGAAGCAATTAAAAAATATCAAAATAGTAGAATAATTACAAAAGAGCTTTTTGTTGGTTATGGTATTTGTCATCCAGTAAGAATCGAAGATGCTAACTTTTATAGAAAAAATATAATTGGTGACAATTACAACTATAATTATTGGACAACATATTGGAAACCCCGTAAGAATATACCGTACTGGATTGTTGATGACAATGTTGGCGATGTATTTACAATTTGTTTTAATGATGAAGTAGTCGACAAATCAAAAACAATTAAGAAAACAGCTCAATTTATGATGGAATATGCGGATAAAATTTCAAGATAAAAGTACAATTTCATGGAGGAAAATAATATGTTTATCATTAAAGATAAGAAAAAGAAAACTATTACATACGACGGAGGCAAAGCAGATGCGTATAAAAAAGTTGTGTATGGATGTTATTCAGCAGAAGCAGATGCGTATAAAAAAGTTGTGTATGGATGTTATTCAGCAGAAGCAGATGCAACTTTTATTATGTCGGATATAATCGAAAAGAAAACAAATCTTTGTATTAGCACAGAAGTAACAGGCTTTTATTTTGGTGAACCTGAATTTGAATACACGGAAAAGTACAATGGAAAGCTGAAAGCGGAATTTTAGGAGGTGAAGCATGTATAAACAGTATGAGAAACCAAACACATTAAAAGAAGCACTTACAAATTTAAAACGTGAATATAAACTTGCATTGGAAAATAATGCAGATGATGAAACATTGATCAGTTTACATGATAACATTGAAGATTTAAAAGAACGCTTAAATTTTGCATATCAGGATATGGAGGAATGAAAGATGTATATACTCGATCATATTACACAAGAAAATGGTAAATGGTTTGCAGAAATCAAAAATGAAGAAACCACTAAAAGAGAACACACAGGAAATATATGGGGATGGGATGGAATGAGTTACAGTTCTTTAAAATGTATC